CTCCAGAGTTAGGCCCTGACGGTCAGCCGCTACCAGACCAGGCACCTCCACAGCCTTTACCGCCGTTGTTTTTTGCTCCAGATGGTGAGCAGGTTGATGGCTCGATGGTGGAGGAAGATGACTTAGGCCCGTACGTTTCAACAGGTCAGCGGGTAGCGGTAACTAACGAGGAAGTCTTTTACGAGGCTGGTCAATATCCAAATCTGCTAGTCGATTCAGAGATCACACGTTGGGCTAAGTGCACACGACTAGCATTTGAGCAGCCTTACAATTATCGAGAGTTTAAAGAGAAGTTTGGTACTGCAGCGCTTGATAAGATTAAGCAGGGCGATATTAGCGATCACAAATCAGGCAAAAAGCCTATAATAGTTTATGAGTACCACGACGCTATTTTAAAAGAAGTTCGATGGTTTGCTGATAACTCTGAAGATTTCTTCCAGCCTAAAGAGATGGCAGGAGTTGCAGGTAAGGATAAGAAAGAGGGCTATGATAATTCTGATTTATACGGGCTTTCTAAGTTTTTCCCATGCACAGAGCCGCTACTGATTAACCAATCATCTAGGGGCTTCTGGCCCGTTCCTGAATATTACCAGGTGCAGGAAATTCTTAATGATGTCAGCTCGATAGTAACTCGGATGGTGCAGCTAACTAAGGCTATACGCATCCGCTTTCTGTATGACAGTAGTGTCAAACAATTAGCGCCTTTAATCAGTGAAAACTGGGCAAGTGGTGAGGGTACAGGAATGGGCGTCCCTAACCTGGAAGAGTCTCTAATGAACAACAGAGGCTCTTTAGCCAATCTGGTTGTGTATTTCCCGATTGATGAGTTGATGAAGGGCTTAACTAACATGAATGGCGCGTTCGAGCAGCGCCTAAACATGTTCTACAACGTAACAGGCTTTAGCGATTTAATCCGCGGTCAAACTTCTGACGCAGATAAGACCTACGGAGAAAGGCAGCTTGAGGGTAAGTTTGCTCTTAATAGAATGGAACCTTACCAACGCAAGATCCAAGATTACATCAAAGAAAACTATCAGCTCGGTATGGAGTTGGCGCTTAAGATGTTTTCGGATGAAAGCATAGATGAATATCTAACGCCCCAGACTCTCGATGAAGAGGATAAACAAAGATATGTCCAATCCTTAGACCTCTTACGCAACAACAGAAGATCGCGTTTCCGTGTTGATTTTGAGACTGATTCAACTATTTCAATCAATCAGGAATGGAAGAAAACGCAGGCTATTGAAACAGCTAACGCCATTACCAAGATGATGGAGTCTACTGCACTCACGGCAAAAGAAATGCCAGAGCTTGCAGAAGCAGAACTACGCATCATGAAGCACACTGTTTCAGAGCTTACAGATGGTAAATTGTTCATGGATGAAATCGCAGACGCTATTCAGCGCACGATTGACAAGGTGCTTGAGCCTAAAGAGCCAGAGCCTGACGTTGAGCTGAAGAAACTAGAGCTTCTCATTCAGGTTGAGGGCCGAAAAGCGCAAATAGAGATGCGGCGCCTAGAGTTTGAGGAAGCTAAGGCGATGACCTCAGACAGACTTGATCAAATGAAAATGCAAATGGAGCAGGGTATTGAATCGGCTAAAATTCAGCAGAAAGGCGACCTCGACGGCTTTAAATTACAGCTTGAACAGATTGCGATGCAGAATGAGGCAGGCGCTTCAGCTTCAGAACTAAATCTTAAAGCTCAACAGCTTCAGTCTGAAATAGCACTTGCTCAAGAAGAGTTAGCAGGTAAGAGACAAGAGTTTCTGGTATCGGCTCAAGAAATAGCGACTAAAAACGAGGTTTCTCAGTTGCGCTTGATGTTTGATCAGAGTGTAGCGCAGCAAAAACAACAGCTAGACGAGGTCTACGCAGGGCTAGACAAACAGAAAACCCTACTGTCAGAGCGTGAGAAATGGGTAACAGAAATGCGCTTGCAGGACGAGCACAAACTAGACCTCAGCAAAGGCTTGTTAGAAATGGAGCGAACATTGAAAGAAATGCGCACTGATCCGACTCCTGTAGTGATTCAGATGGATGCTAAAAAGCGGCGTAAAACAGGGCGGATCATTAGAGATGCAAAGGGCGAGATTTCTCAACTAGAAATTGACGAGGATCAGACTGACTAATGAGCACGCAAAATGTCGCTAATAGTCCGACCAATAGTTACGCGGTAGAGGTCACGCGACTTGCAAACGGCTCTTTGGTGCAGACTGTTAATGCAATGTTGCCCTTTATCTCTAACCTCGACGATACGGGAGTAGGGGGCGTTATCTACACAGGGTACGCACTCAGAGGGGCGCTACCTTCCACGGCGTCTTGGTTTATCGCACGCCAAGAGACCACCGGAACGGTAACAACAATCAGGTTTGCTGGACCTCCTTTTGATTTCTCTCAAATTTGGAACGACAGGGCTAGTTTAAATTATACTTAAAAATGCCAACGACGATTGTTAGAAATCCTTATACTGGACTACCTGATGTGACAGGCGGTGGTGGTGGAACACCTGGAGGAGCAACTACTCAAGTTCAATTCAACAATGCCGGAGTGTTTGGCGCTGATGCTTTGTTCACCTGGGATAATACTAACAAGCGACTAGCCGTTGGGGTCTCGACGCCAACAGCAGGGTTGCACGTTGTATCTCAAGCGGCGGGAACTATTGGCGCAATATTCAGGGCCGCCGCCGCACAAACGGCCAACATTACTGAGTGGCAGGATACCGCAGGGACAGGGCTAGTAAGGGTAACGGCGGCGGGTACTTTTGTAGTTCCCTATAGGGCGACCGGGGTTGAGAGATATGTCATATCGGCGTTTGCGAATTTCAGCCGCCAGTTTGGTCTTTTTATTCAAGCGAGCGGCAATGAAGGCGGTTTTAAAGCGGATAGCCAGTTCACCTTAAAAGCCACTGCAATTAGCTGTCAGACTGTTAGCGCGACTACCTCGATAGCAGCGATAAACACAACGGCGTCGTGGATTTCCGCAGTTTCGGTAGGGCATCTTTTTTTTGGAAATGTTGGTCACGTGAACTATTCTCGTGGAGCATTTGTTATCGGTTCCTCGGCAAATAGCTCCGACACAACAACTGTTAGGCTAGAATTAAACGGCCCAATATTTAATCCCAACAATAGTTTAGAAATCAGAAGAGGTGCCAACGCTCAGCGGCTTAATATTTACGGCACCTTTACGGATGCTTCAAACTACCGACGAGCTTTTATAAGCTCAACGGTAGGTGGCGCGTTTACGCTAGGTGTTGAAGGATTAGGCACTGGGGCAAGCGGTAATACCCTTACTCTTGCGTCTTATAGCCCAGCGAGTATGGCAGATGCCTCAGCCGCAAATGATACAATTTATTATTCTACCACAGCATCGAGATTAGTTTATAAAGATTCTGCGGGAACAGTTAATAACTTATATTAAGGAGAAAATGTGGACGAATTATACAAACAATACGGCGAGCTAATGATTCAGGCTGAGATTACTCAAGCTAAGATCAACGCAGTTAAACAGCAGATTGCTGAAGCGTTAAACAAGAAACAGACCGAAAGCAAAGAGGAATAAATCATGCCGACTATATCGTTAGAAGTAGAGGTATCTCAGGAAGCGTTTGATGCTGGCTGCGTTGAGATGTTCGCGGGGGCTTACGGCTGGACGCCGACAATCAAGGACGAAGATCAAGAGGAAATCATTAACCCTGTTTCCTCGATGGATTTTTCAAAAGAGCAGATAAAGAAATACGTTCGTGAGGTTGTTACGGCTGAATATCTTAAGGGTAAACTTGCAATAGCAACGGAACAGGCTAAGGCAGAGATAGGCGCTATAGTCTAAAAATGACACTACTTTTCTTTCTACGTTCTCCAGCAGGCAACACAGACGCAGGGAAAGGCCCTGATGCTGGCCCGTCTTGGAACTATGAAGAGTTAACCAGATCGCGCAAGAAAACCAGGCAGGAGAGAATAAGAGACAGAGAAGCAACGTTTGAAATGAAGAGGGCTTTTGAGGAAGAGATCCACAAGAAGCGCAAGAAGAAACGTAAGGAAGAGGAAGATTTACTTCTTCTGTTAATGCATGAGTTTAGTGGCTATGACGATTAACTTTAGTGATGAAGATGTGATGGATTTTTGTAAGAGAAGAAATCCTGTACTTGCTCAAAGGTATTGGGCGCGGCTCTTTAACAAAACTATCAGCCTTAAAAGGGCGATGATTAAACTTAGAGAGTATGCAGAGCCATTACTTTTACAAGAGCAAGAAGATGCAGAAGCAGAAAATGCCGCATGGGAACAAAGTAAAGAAGGGTTAAAATGTGCGGCTGATAGAGCAGCAAGACAGAGGCATCAACAAAAAAAGAAGAATACAAAAGAGCATGATAAG